TGTATAATATCTATAATATGAAATCAAAAAAAACTAAAAAAATGACGAGGTTAGAGCGTAAATTAACAAGCGAATTAGCTGAGAATTGTAAAAAATTTGATACTCTTCATTATGAAAACCTCATACTTAAAAGAAAGTTAGAGGAACTAGAAAAACAACAAATTTCTTGGACAAAATCAAACGAAGAACTAACCGAACTAGACACCGAAATACGCAGGACTATAGGACTTTACTCAAAAGAAGCGCAAAAAGAGATGTACCAAGATGAAGTTGGTAGAAAGTATTATAGACACAACATTATAGCTTTTATAGGGCATATTTGTGGCCAAAACGCTGCCTACAAAGAAATTTTGCATGGTCAGGAAGTACCTATCACTGATAATAAAAAAGAAGCGCAAGTTGATGAATTTGATGCATAAAAATATGCCACTTTTACTCACCTTGCTAATTGCCGTAGGAAGCTTTCTCGGAAGCGTATCAATAGTAGCCGCAGTCATTTGGACACTTTTGTGTTTTCTTGTATTTAGATACCTTGATTATGGTATGATAAATATATGAAAGAACTTGCACCTGTCACCGTTGTTGCGTATGAAGTTGTATACGGTACAACAGTAGTAAAAGCAAATCTTTATGTACCTGTAATGGTTAAACCAAATTACCTTACATGGCTTTGGTAAAAACACATGAAAAACAAAGGCTATCGTAAACAAAAAATCGCAGTAGGCCGCGCAGAAAGGCGCATGAAGAAGTTTTTACAGTCTAGGCCAGAGCTTGAAAGCAGGGTAATGGAGACAATAAGAAAAGCACATGAAGAAAATCAAAAAGCACGTAATTAAGAAAAAAAAGCTAAGCGAGACAAAGCTTACACCAGAGCAAGAGTTGTTCTGCCAGTGCTATGTTGGTTATCACGACAAGGAATTGTTTAGCAACAAGACAAGATCATTTATATACGCTTACGGCAGAACAGAACGCTATAACGAACTACTTGAATTGAAAAATTCAAACCCGTCAGCAACAACACGTGCAGCGTTTAAAAAATTTGAGAACTTGTGCGCAAAAGGCGGTAGTGATCTTTTCAGAAATACACAGATAGTTGACAGAGTGAATAAACTGTTTGATAGCCTATACAACAACGATCATGTTGATCGTGAACTTTCGTACACAATCACACAGCGCTACGACTTAGCAAGCAAGGTTCAAGCAATACGTGAGTTTAACCGTATCAGCAACAGAATCAAGAAAAATGAATCAACCGACACGGTAACATTTACATGGGATATGGGCGAAGGTACAGGTAAGACCGATACAGCTAGCCCTATTAAAACCGTGACTATAACGAGAAAAGTTGAAGATAATGACGATGTAGAGTTTGACGACTAACATGCGCTACGACGATATTTTTAGCGTTACTGTTTACACGATACTGATCATCCTCACCTGCGCCGCTTTTGTTTTTAACTGTATGTACCACAGGAAGTACGGCCCTAATGGCTTTGTACAATTTGACAATACTCGTTTATAATAGGCAAATGATTAAGAAGAAAACACCAAAGTATGTTGTTGTCAAAATAGGCGATGCACAAGCGCTCCTCATGTATTGCATAAACTGTGCTACACAGTATTTCCGAACAAAGGAACAAGTGAAAGCGCAAAGCTCATGTGATTTTTGTGGCGTATGCAACAAGAAGACCGTGCTCAAGCCTGTAGACAACAAGAAGGTGATCAAGTTTTAAATACACGGGGTACTATTGAAAAATATAGCTATCAGGGATAGATATGGCGTGATTCCCTGTGTTTCATGAGATGGGATGAAAGCAAAGACTACGTCACCCCGAAAATGTATGTAGAGTTAAGCAAAGCTCTTGTGGCAGCAGAGTAGACCTCCACAAACTCACTGATTATCAATGACGGTAGCTCCGTCTGCCTTAATTTGTGCGCTATCATCTACTACAGATGGCGAAAAGCACTCTACAAGCACGGATATAATGGAAAGTAACACGGTTCGATTCCGTGTATATCCATAATGAAAATAAAGATACCCTACAAGCCCCGAAAATGGGCCACAGCGCTTCACAATGCTGTTACACGATGGATTGTACTCATTATTCACCGCAGAGGTGGTAAAACGACTGCAGCGTTTAATCACTTGCAGCGTGACGCGCTACGCTATGCAAACACACGTTACGCATACATTGCCCCTAAGTACACACAGGCAAAGCGCATTGTGTGGGGCATGGCTAAGTATTACTCAAGAAACATACCTGGTGTTGAGTACAACGAAGGTGAATTGCTCATAAAATACGCAAACGGATCTGAAATCATGATTGTTGGTGCTACTAACCCTGATAGTTTGCGTGGTATTGCGCTATGGGGCTGTTTCTTGGACGAATACCCACAAATGTCACCGGTTATATTCACCGAAATCATTACCAAATGTCTAGCAGATCACAAAGGGTACTGTATATTCGGTGGCACACCAAAAGGTAAGGGCCATTTCTACAAAATATACAAAACAAGTGTGCAGAATCCTGATAGATATACGCTTGTAATGCGCAACATTGACGAGACACTAGCTATTGAAGCAGGTGAGACAGTAGACAATCTCCGAGAATCACTTGAGGAAGACAAACGCCTCGTAAAGGACGGCCTCATGACAGAAGATGAGTTTATGCAGGAATGGTACAACTCATTTGAAGCTGCTGTTAAAGGCGCGGTCTACTTAAAAGAGCTTGCGCTGGCTAGAAAAGAAAACAGAATTTGCGGAGGCTTGTATGACGCAACATTGCCTGTATATACCGTGTGGGACTTAGGCGTATCAAAGTCAGATGCCATGGCGGTTGGTTTCTTTCAGGTTGTAGGCAAAGAACCGCGCCTCATTGATTACCTAGAAACAATACAGGAGGGATTGCCCGGAACAATTAAAAAGGTAAAGGACAAGCCATATATTTACTCAAAGCATTTTGCCCCACACGATATTCGTAACAGGGAAGTGAGCACAGGTAAAACCAGACTTGAGACAGCATCAAAGCTTGGTATTGATTTTGAAGTCGTGCCTAAAATATCGCTTGAAGATGGTATCGACCTTGGCCGCGCTTTCTTTAATCGTATTTACTTTGATAAGGATAAAGCAGAGCTATTCTTAGATCTCATAGGCTCATACCACTACGAACAAAACGAAAAGCACGGCATTCTTTCAAAAGTACCAGTGCACGACTTTACGAGCCATGCAGCCGACATGTTCAGATATGCTGCAGTCATTGAAGATGAAATGATTGTTGAGAAGCTAGCAATGCCACCACAGACACACAATACCGAAACAGATGACGAGTATGTAGGCCAGGATGAATACGATGATAGTGATGACGAAACACCGGGCGGTAAACATCCTATGCTCCGGGGTGTGGACATTGGATCAATGTAGGTGCTAGTTGATGGTATAATACCTGAATCAATTTATTACATATAAAAACAGGGTTACTAGCCCTCATAGTCGCTTTTTCTGGTACAGGACAGCAGGCAACGGAAATCAAGCAGGTAGAGCAAGTAAATACAGTAGTAGCAGAATCAAACCAAGATGTTGAGTATGTAACGAAGGATAGTTTTGTGACAGAAGCGAAAGCAAAGGAAGTTGTCATCAATGATTCGATGACTTTTAAAAGTATCGAGCAGTTAGTAGACATGTACGCAGAAAAGCAATATAAAGCCGAGATATTAGCCACTATTGCTTGTGAATCAGGGCGAAACAAGGACGGGACGTTTAACCCATTGCTACAGTCGAATTTTATAGATAGCACAGGCGCTCGCGAGCGTTCATACGGCATAGCGCAGATAAACATACCGGCTCACCCGGAGATTACGATCGAAGAAGCGCAAGACCCTATATTTTCAGTCAAGTTCATGGCAGAAGAGTTCAAGAAGGGCAATCAATGGAAATGGACATGTTGGCGCACGTTATTTAAGAAGTAAACAGCTTATCAACAGGTAGTGTATATTTATCGCATTGACTTTAATCAAATTTAGTAGCGCCGTGCTATAATTTTATTTATTATGGATGACAAAGAAAAAACTATTGAGCAGGAAATAAAAGAAGAAGGTGGACCAGTGGCTTTTAAGGATAAGCTCACAAATGAACTTGCACGCATGTTTGAGGATAACGCGCGCGCTCGCCAGAAGCGTTTTGATGAAATCAAAAAGAATGAAGACATGTATTTCGGCGTTACTACGACGGCATTAAAAGGCCGCAGTAATATTCCGATGGATACAGT